TTGAAATATTATTGCTCTTCCAAATAATCTGGTAAGGTTTACAAGTCCTGGTCTTTGGGAAACTGGTAAGGGTGCGCCAGACTTTTGCCCAAGTGAATATACGCATTGCGCAGAAGAAGATTCTAGTTATCAAGACCCATCGTATGTGTTTAACAATTTGTATGCGGAAGATAAAAATGCTGAAAAAAAGTGAAGTAGAAAACGTAAGAGAATTTATTTTAAAAAAGCCAAAACCAAAGGGAACGAATACAGTTGCTTTGGATAAAAAACTTTTATATGGCCCAAAAAAAGCAACAAAAATGAAAGCTCCGAAACGTGGCTAAAAGCACAGTTAATTCTTCCAATAATTACACAAAGCCGACAATGAGAAAACGTTTGTTTAACAAGATAAAGGCAGGCTCAAAGGGCGGTAAACCTGGTCAATGGAGTGGTCGGAAGGCGCAAATGCTTGCAAGAGAATATAAAGCGAAGGGTGGTGGGTATAAATGAAAATAAGTAACAGAGCAGCGTATCGATTGGCACAAAAATTTACAAAGGTTCCAGATCCATCGATTGTAGTTACGCCATCAAAACCGTTAACAGCAAAAGAAAAACAAAAAACGTTTTATAAAAAACATGGCATTGGATGGTATCCGTTTCCATTAAGTGAGGCTCGGTTAAAAAAGTTTAGTTACGGATTGAAAGATGGCACTTAAAAAGGCTCAGAAATCATTAAAAACATGGACGAAACAAGATTGGACAACCTCTGATGGTAAGCCTAGTAAGGGAAAAAAAAGATACCTCCCGAAAGCCGCATGGAAAAGTTTGTCTGCTTCTGAGAAAGCCGCCACAAACAGGGCAAAGGCCGAGGGAAACAAAAAAGGTAAACAGTTTGTAAAGCAGCCTAAAAAGATTGCGGCAAAGGTAAAAAGGTTTCGATAATGGTTTTGAAAAAACATCAAAATCCAAAGGGAGGATTAAACCGTGCTGGAAGGCGCGCAATAAATAAAGCCACAGGGTCGAATTTAAAACCTCCTGTATCTGCAAAGCAAGCTAAGAAAAGCCCAAAGGCAGCAGCTAGGCGTAAATCCTTCTGTGCCAGGATGAGTGGGGTTAAGGGGCCAATGAAAAAAAATGGAAAGCCCACCAGAAAAGCATTAGCGTTAAAAAAATGGGATTGCTGATGAACAATCAAGACTGGGAAACTGTAGATAATTTAAAAAACGACATAGATGACGTAAGGTTTGGCACGATAGCAGACCAAGATGAAAAACTCCTTGTAAGTAAGTATCTGGAAGAGAGAAAAAAAACATACGAGAAGACTCGGTTTTTGTGCAGACAAGATCAAAAAGCCTACGAAAAAATACTACCTACAAAACCAGATACATTGTGGAATGAGCAGTTACAAAACGATTATGAAAAATCAGAACGCTTAAAACATAAGTTAGTGGAATGGGATGATTAATATGACACAAGATGATTGGGAAACCTTAGAAAATATTAAAAATGATCGTACTGAGATGCGTTTTGGAAACCGTGCCACAGTAGATATTAGTGATGAAGAAGCCAACCAAAGGTTTGCAGAAGGACGAATGAATATGCACGCAAAATACTACGGGCATCTTAATTGGAAAGCATTAAGAGGTTTGTAGTCAATGCAGATTGAAAAACTAGAGACGAACAAGTTAATCCCTTATGTAAATAACAGCCGGACCCATTCAGAAAACCAAGTTAGTCAGGTAGCGGCAAGCATTACAGAGTTTGGGTTCAACAACCCTATTTTAATTGATAAGAAAAACACAATCATTGCAGGACATGGAAGATTACTAGCGGCTCAAAAGTTAGGATTGCCCGAGGTTCCTTGTGTACGCTTAGAGCATCTAACGGAGACCCAGAAAAAAGCCTATATTATTGCAGATAACAAACTTGCTTTAAATGCAGGTTGGGATGAGGAGTTACTTTCTTTAGAGTTAAATGGGCTAGAAGAAGACGGGTTCGATACAAGTTTAATCGGGTTTGATGAGAAGGAAATGGCTCAAATTCTATCTGGGAACCCAAAGGACGGATTGACGGGAGATGATGAACTACCAGAGGTAAGCGAAAACGCACAAACAAAGGAAGGAAACCTTTATGAGTTAGGAGTCCATCGGTTATTGTGCGGAGATAGTACAGAGGAAAACGTAGTAAACAGATTGTTTGATGGCCAAACCGTTGATTTATTGTTAACTGACCCTCCGTATGGGGTAAATTATGCGGAAAAAAATACGTTTTTAAATAAATTAGACCAAGGTAAGCGTGTACAAAAGCATATCCAAAACGATGAAATTCCAGACTTAAAAGAGTTTCTAGTAAAGTTTTTACAAGTCATTCCTTTTTCTGAAACAAACATTTTTTATATATTTTTTGCAGGTCAACAATTACATCACATTCAATCGGCCTTAAATTTAGCAAAGTTAAAACTTAGTCAATATCTAGTGTGGAATAAGAACAATCACGTTTTAAGCAGAACAGATTACTTATATAAACATGAGTTTATTTTGTATGGATGGAAAAATAAACATAAGTTTTACGGGAAAAAAGGTACAACGGTTATCGATCACCCAAGGCCGTTAAAAAACGAATTACATCCAACAATGAAGCCTGTGGGTTTGTTGACCAGATTGATAGAGGATGGGTCTTTACCAAATCAAAATATCTATGACCCCTTTTTAGGTAGCGGCAGTACATTGATAGCCGCAGAAAAAATAAACAGAAAGTGTTTCGGAATAGAAAAAGACCCAATCTATTGCGATGTAATTATAAAGAGGTGGGAAGATTTTACAGGAAGTAAAGCAAAGTTAATTGATTAAATCGGAGTTATAAAAGATGGCAAGTGCAAGAAGGGGCAGACCTTCCCATAAGCCAACCGAGGAAAAAAGAAAGCTAGTGCGTACATTAGCAGCGGTTGGAACAAAGTATGAGGAGATCGCTGTAAAATTAGATATCGCAAGTGATACGTTAGTAAAGTATTACTCCAAAGAATTAACTGATGGCAGGATTGATGCGAATGCTCAGGTAGCAAAAAGTTTATTTGAGCAGGCAAAGATGGGAAACACCGCGGCTGCTATCTTTTGGTTAAAGACTAGAGCGAACTGGAAGGAAACCCAGGTAAATGAAATTGTAGGTGCTGACGGCTCTCCGATACAAACAGTAACGAGTATTAAGATTTGTGGAGTATAAATTAGAACTACCTAAGAAGATTCTACCAATCTTCCAACCTAAGAGATTTAAAGTATTGTATGGAGGAAGGGGCTCGGGTAAGAGTTGGTCTGTAGCCAGAGTATTGATTACCAAGGCAGTAGAAAAACCGATAAGGATTTTATGCGCAAGGGAGACACAAAAGAGTATTCAAGAAAGTGTCCATCGATTGCTCAGGGATCAGATCAGTCTTATGCAGTTAGATCATTTGTTCGATGTGCAGGAAAAAAAGATCATCGGGAAAAATGGCTCAGAGATTACTTTTGTTGGCATCCGTCAGCAAGGGGTTGTGAACCTCAAGAGTTACGAAGGTACCGATATTTGTTGGGTAGAAGAAGCCCAAGTCTGTACTAAGAAATCTTGGGATATTTTAATACCAACCATACGAAAAGAAGGCTCAGAACTCTGGACAACATTTAACCCAGAACTTGAATCTGATCCAACTTATGATCGGTTTGTCACTAACGCACCAGATAACGCGTGGGTATGTCAGATTAATTTTAACGACAATCCTTTTTTTCCAGATACGTTAGAAAAGGAAAGGATTGATTGGAAGAAAAGAGATCCAAATAGTTATGAAACAATATGGGAAGGAAAGTGTCGACCAACGGTTGAAGGTGCGATCTTCCATGCAGAAATTTCAGAAGCGATTAAAGAGAAAAGAATTCGTACGGTCCCGTATGATCCAAGTCTCAAAGTTCATACTTGCTGGGATCTCGGCTGGAATGACAGTATGGCGATCATTTTCTGTCAGGTTGCAGCAAGTGAAATCCGCATCATTAAATATATTGAAGATAGTCATAGAACGCTTGAAAGCTACGTTAAAGAAATAGATTCGTTGGATTATCATTACGGTACAGATTATCTACCGCATGATGCTTCACATAGAGACTTTAAACACGGCAGAAGTACAGAGGAGATGATGCGCTCGATGGGCAGAGATGTATTCGTATTAAGTAGAGGCGATGTAGAGCAAGGCATTATCAAGGCAAGGATGGTCTTTCCTAGGACGTACTTTGATAAGGAAGAGGCAAAGGATTTAATCCATCATCTCAAACGCTATAAAAGAACAATGAACGCAGCAGGTGAGCCTGGTGCTCCACTACATGATGCAAGTAGTCATGGAGCAGATGCGTTTCGGTATTTATCTGGCGCAGTAGATTTGATGAGTAATGAAAACTGGGGAGCCTTACCAAAGGCAAATAATCAATGGGTGATCTAAAACATGATGCTATTTAAACAAGGCGAAAGTGTAGAGACTTTACGCAAAAAGGTTGCAGATTTAGAGCAACGGTTAAACGAATTGGAAAAGAAAATTGAACAAAAACCAGTTAAAAAACGCAATTCGAAACGAGATTGATAATGCTCTCGGTTATATCGAGAGTGATACCACATCTGAGAGAAGAGCAGCCCTAAAAGCATACCTTAGAGAGCCTTATGGTAACGAGCAAGAAGGCAGAAGCCAGATTGTTACTGGTGAGGTAGCCGAGGCAGTAGACGGGGCATTACCGCAGTTAATGCGTGTATTTACTGCAAGTGATGATGTGGTGCGCTTTGAAGCCAAGAACCCAGTGGGTGAGCAATATGCTGCGCAAGCTACAGAATACATTAATCATATTTTCCATGTAGAAAATGATGGCTTTCAAATATTACATCATATGTTCAAAGATGCCTTGTTACAAAAGACAGGCATTGTAAAAGCATATTATGAAACCAAGATTGATGTCATTAAGGAGGAGTATCAAAACCTTACCGATGATGAGTTAACGGTAATGATGGCAGATGGCTCCAGGGAAATCGTTGAGCAAGATACCCAAGAGTCAATGCAGATGGATCAAATGGGCAATGAGATCGTTATCCGTTCTCACAGTGTTAGGATTCGTAAGAAAAACTCGGTAGGCAAAATTTGTGTAGAAAATCTGCCGCCAGAAGAGTTTTTGATTAGTAAAAAGGCAAGAGATATCGAAACCTCTCCTTTTTGTGCGCATAGGCGGTTAATGACACGTTCAGACTTAGTAGCCCTTGGTTTTGATGCAGAAGTGGTTGCAGGACTGCCTGCTTATGATTCTCTGGCCTATACACCAGAGAGAGTTGCAAGATACGACCAGGGTGAGCAACCAACGGATATGGACTCCGATGACCTTGCGATGCAAGAGATTGAAGTATATGAGTGTTATTTGCGAGCAGATGTGGATGAGTCAGGAATTGCGCAACTTATTCGTGCAGTGTATGCAGGAGAAGAACTACTCGATATCGGTGAGACTGATTACATACCATTTCATAGTGTTTGTCCGTTTCCGATACCACATAAGTTTTATGGTCAGTCCTTAGCTGATCGATGCTCGGATATCCAAGAGCAAAAGACAGCGATTACGCGCTCTATGTTAGATGGCTTGTATTTATCGATTAGCCCAAGAGTAGGAGCAGTAGAGGGACAGGTCAATTTAGATGATCTGTTGAATGTGCAAGCAGGCGGTATTGTAAGGATGAAGTCCCCTAATGCCATTGTGCCTATGAGTGTACAAAATGTGGGAGCGCAAGCGTTTCCGATGTTGGAGTATTTAGATCAGGTGCATGGTAAGAGAACGGGAATCAGTGATGCAATGCAGGGATTATCTCCTGATTTATTGCAAAACGTTACTGCGGCAGCGATTGCGGCAAGTAAGTCGGCAGCAAGCGGAAAGATAGAGTTGATTGCTAGAATCTTTGCTGAAACAGGAGTGAAGTCCTTAATGAAGGGAATTTTACAACTTGTATGTAAGTTCCAAGATAAACCCAAAACGATACGGATGAGAGGTAAGTATATCCAGATGGACCCTAGACAGTGGGACCATCAGTATGACGTAACCATTAATGTTGGTTTAGGTACAGGAGATCAGCAACAACAAATGGCAATGCTACAGATGATTATGGCTAAACAAGAAGAGATCATAAAGATGTATGGTCCTAGCAATCCATTAGTAAGTGTTGGTCAGTATAGAGAGACTTTAGGCAAGTTTATTGAAGCGGCAGGGTTTAAAGATACGAGAGCATTTTTCCGCGAGGTGCCGCCAGAAGTTGATCAGGCTTTGAGCCAACCTTCACCCCAGAAGTCTGACCCAGCTATCCAGGCGGCAATCGCACAGGCTCAAGCACAAATTGAGATTAATAAAAAGAAAGCAGAAGCAGAAATCCAATTGAAGAGAGAAAAGGCTATGGCAGACATTCAACTTGCCAGAGAAGAGGCAGCGGCAGAGATGGAGTTGAAAAAACAGGAGTTTGTAGCAGAAGCCCAATTAAAAGCAAGCAAGTTAGCGGCAGGCACAACAACGAATACAGAAATCCCAAACGTAGGATAAACCATGACACCAGATATTATTAATCAGTTATATAACGAACTTCTTATGAGGGATGCAGATCCTACTGCCTTGCAATCGTTTGGCGGTATGCAAAGCGATGCGATTATAAATACGTTAATGAACTCACCTGAGTATTTAATTCAGCAACAAGCGCAAAAGGAATTAGGTAGAGCATTGGCCCCTGATGTGGGTATGGCCTATTATTTATCGGAGGCTCAGTCTGGAGTTCCCTTAGATACTCTTCTTGCAAATATTACAAACTCTCCAGAAGCCCAAGCAATTGATAATCAGTTTGAGATGGATGATGCAGTATTTGTAGGAGGTCAAAGTATGCCGATAGAGGCAGAGCAAGCATTAAACTTTCCGAGTGAAATGCAGTTAAGACAAATTACACCAGGTTCAAACTTTTTACCTACAAACATTCCTACAGGTTTTTTTGGAGCAGACCCAATGGGACTAAACCCAACAACTGCAACGGCTGATGACAGTACATTCAATCCGTTAGCAAGTCAGTTTTATACATTTGGACAGACTCCTACCTTTAGAAGTGGAGTGGGAGGTTACACAGATATGTTACCTAGTGGTTTTGAGTTTGGAGTACCTGCTCAGTTTGCGCAGGTGCCGATTTTTATGAGAGGTTTGTTTAATTCCGAAAGTGAAGAAGATAGTAGTAATCCGGGAGGTACTAGGTCTTTTAATGCTAATTACGGTGATACCGACAACTTATATCTGCTTGGGTCTGACGCGACCGTTGATGGATAAAGTTTTAATGAATATGGAATGTAAATTTTGCGCATAGAAGAAAAAGCAAAAAGGTTATTAGAAAACGAGTTTTTCAAAGAAGAGATTGAAAAGCTAAAACAAAACTATATACAGACAATTGTTCATTCTCCCGTTGAGGATATCGATGTGAGAGAAAATGCGTTTCGCATGATACGGGCAATTGATCAGATTTACGCCCATTTTGAATGTATTGCAGTAGCAGACAAGATGGAAGAAAAAAGATGGAAAATATTTTAAGGAGATAGTATGAGCGAGACCGTTACCCAAGAAGGGCATGAGTCTAGTCCACAATCGATGGATGTGAACCAAGCAGCAAATGCGTTTTTAAATCTTATGGAAAAGCAGGAGGCATCATCCGATCAACCGAAAGCCGAACCAAAAGAAGAAGAAAACGTTGAGCCAGAAGCACAAGCAGAGGTAGAAGCTGAAGCAGCAGTTGAAGAAGAGGAACATCAGGAAGAAGAGGCACTTGAAGAAGAGACTCCTACTTACCGTGTAAAGGCAAGTGGAGAGGAAGTTGAAGTTACCCTTGATGAACTGATTAAGTCTTATCAACTAGAGCGCGATGTTCGCAAGAAACAAGAAAGTTTGGCGCATGAGAAAAAAGGTGTAGATGAGGTTAAAAGTAATTTAGAAGGCGAGCGTAAAAAGATCGAAGATGCCCAACGGGTACGAGATACTTATGCTCAAAGATTGCAATTAATTGAACAACACTTGACTCAACAAAACCAAGCAGAAAACATCGATCATTTAAAGGAAAGTGATCCCTTAAGTTATGCCGTAAAGGTAGCAGAACGCCAGGAGCG